TTTTACATTATTGTATTTTTGTAATTGAATAAAGTCCTTATCGGATGAAACAATCATTACAGGTTCTCCATGACCAAATTCTTGGGTACGGATAGTAAGTGCACCTATAATATCATCGGCCTCACACCCTTCCATATGCAGTACTTTATATGGTAAATTTTCTTGGATTTCTTCTCGTACTAGATTAAGTATTCTAAAAATTTCAGACCAATCGGTATCGGATTCTTCTTTACCTTTCCTGCGCATTGCCTTGTATTCTGGGAAGTATTCTCTTCGCCATGTATTCATACCATCAGCGCATATAACCATTTGGCCATACTCTTGTCGGTATCTCTTGTTATACATACGGATACTATTAAGAATCATATGGCGTATCATATTTTCATCATTAAGTTTTTGCACTATGATGTTGGATAGTGCGATCTGACTATAGTCAAGTAATATCATTAGGTTCTCGGGTTTCTTGTATTTTAGTGAATAGAGTTTCTAGGTCTTTTTGCAAGAAGTGTTTTATACCACCATAACGCATAAACATAGAAGACAATAAATTTACTACTACAAACATATCACGGGACTCTGCATACTCTGGATTTCTAAAATCAAGTTCTTTAAGATTACTACCTTCATCTGAATCAATATAATCTTCCAATAGCAGTAGAGCAAACTGAGCAGTATCTACACATTCGTCTGTGAAGTTCTCATACTCCCAGTCCCTTTCTTCCTCAATCTGTGCTTGTCTTCGCTCAGTCGGAAATTGTATGATATTGTTCTTCATAATAGGTATATTATACTACACTTTTCCATAAATGTAAACCCCTATTTAATTAAATTTTTAACTGTTTGTCCACCAATTTTACAAGATATGATTCCGTTATAATACTCTTCTGTAAGTAATACGTCTCTATCGAATTGTTCCTTAGCTTCCATATATGCACAGTCACCTTTAGTCTTACATAAGTGAAGAATCTCTCTGGTATAATTATCTGTACCGAATTCTTCTATCTCTGCAACTAAATGTTTATTAGAGCCCCAATAGGTTCTCCAATCAGATTCAACCTTAAGCTTCTTCCTGCGTTTTCTTGTCTTGGTTATAGGTAAAGTTTTCTGACTCCAAAAGAACTTCTTCCCTACGTATTTCCTCTGATTTTTCAGATTGGTTATTATGTAGACAAAACCATATACGTTGCTCGGATCGAAGTCTTCGGGTGGTTGCCACTCGATGCCTTGATATACCCATGGGGGATTATTCCTCGTAATCTTCGTCATAGTCCAAAGTTTCTACGGTAGTATCATCACTATCATAATGTGGTGTTGCATCCACTTCTGATGATATACCGCAATTAGGGCAGAATCTATCGTCTGTATCCCATTCATCCTCTATTGAAATAAATGATCGTTTATAACAAAATTGACAATCATGCACGTACCAATGCGTCGGTGCAGTTCCGTATGCCATAAGTAACTCCTTATTTGTTAAATCTTTTGAAATTCTAACCACCCGCCAATATTCTTCCCATCAACTCTTATTTGGGGAAAAGTTCTTGCTCCTGGGAAATTCTCTAGCATTTCTTCTCTACCAAAATCAACTCCCAATTTAAAGACTGAATATTCTATATCGTTTCTTTCTTGTATCATTGACTGTGCCTTGTGCACTGCCATATCACAGTAAGGGCAATTATCCTTACTAAAAATTTCTATTTTCATTATATTCTCCTAAGCTATTGTATTTTCTATAACCCACATCATACCTAACATGAATCCTAAAAGACTTACTTGTAAAATTGATAAACCTATAATAATATTGCCTTGAATATCAGCCCAATATTTAAGTTCGCCGCCGATCCACTCTTTTTGTTCTTTAGGAGTACAATCTCGCGGTTTATCAAAATTAAATTTAAGTTGTGTTGGCATTATAGACTGAGTCCTTTTAGTGTGTTGTCATCTATGTCTTGTTTTACGCCCCCAACCACATAAGAACTTATTTCTGTCTCTTGTGGTGCTACTTGAACATTACCTCCAGAAATCCATTTTTCTGTCCATGGTAATGGATTCATTTGAGTAACTGTATATGGGCAAGGTAATCCAATTGCCCTCATTCTTTTACAACCAATCCATTCTATATAGTCACATAACAATTTTGAATTTAGACCAATCATAGAACCGTCACGGAATAAGTATTCAGCCCATGCTTTCTCTTGTTCAATAACATCTACATATAACTGAATGGATTCTTTTTCGGTTTCTTTTGCAATCTTAGCAAAGTCCTTATCCTCTTTCTGCAAGAGTTTTAACATTGTTGTTGTGGATGCAAGGTGAGTATTCTCGTCACGTGCAATAAATTTAATAATCTTTGCATTACCTTCCATTTTCTTTAACTCTGCAAAGGCCCAAGAACAAGCAAAGGATACATAGAACCTGACTCCCTCTAATGCATTTGCAGACATCATTGCCATCCAGATTGCTCTCTTATGTTGCATTTTATTAGTAGGTCCATTATTTGATGTAACCAAATCATCATAGTAGGTACTAATAGAATCTGCACATTTACCAATCTCCTTTGTGTCTAAAATATTATCGAATACTTTAGAAGGATCTGGGTATACGTTACGAATGATGTGTGTATAACTCTTACTGTGAATTGTTTCAAAGAATGACCAAGTTTCTATCCAGTTTTCAACTTCTGGTAGAGAAGCAATAGGTAAGAATGCAAGATTAGGGGCACGACCCTGTACAGAATCTAGTACAATCTGCCTCTTTAAATTTGATGTAAAAATGTGCTTCTCATGTTCGGTAAGAGAATCGAAATCCTTTTTATCTTTTGAAATATCTACCTCTTCGGGCCTCCAAAAGAATCCTAATTGTTTTTCGGTAATCTTATCTAATTGTGGATATTTTAGTTCATCATATCTTTGAATATCTACGCCTTCATCTAAGAACATATTTTTCTCCAGATGTGACTTTTTATTCTTCTTCAATACTGACATTAATTTTTCCTTTTTTTCTAAATCGTTTATTATAACCCTTTTTAATGTTTTTGGTAACACCAGGGCTAGTTAAATACTTATACCATTTACGTGCTGGTGTAAGTGCGTCAAACTCTGCTCCACCTTTTAGTGGAATTCGTTCTTTCTTTTTCAAATCTTGCAACTCTCGCAATCATCATCTTCATATGTTTCAGACTCACCTTCATAATATGTATGATGTGTGGTTTCGTCTGTTATTTCTCCAGCACCATCAAAGGTGTTGAAGTAATACAGTTGTTTTAATCCATACTTATAGGCAGTAACTGTATCCTTTATCATTTCTGACATAGGGATTTTATTATCCTCAAAGTGTTCTGGATTATAAGAAGTATTAACCGATATACCTTGGTCAATGTATTTCTGTAAGATAGCACAGATATGCAAGTAGCCTTCAGGAGATTTTTGATCCCACAGTAAGTCATACTTGTTCTTTAAGTGATGATACCCTGGCACTACTTGGGCCATAACACCATCCTTACTTTGTTTATATGATACCAATGCTCTAGGTGGCTCGATACCATTTGTACTATTACTAATCTGTGCAGATGTTTCTGACGGCATTAATGCCATGAGGGTACTATTACGAATTCCTGTGGCCTTGAGTTGAGTTCTCAACTCGTCCCAATTCATACGTTCTTTGTGCCCTATTAAATTATCTATTGCACTCTTATATGTATTAATTGGAAGAACTCCATGGCCGTATTTTGTCTCATTATTTAAAGGAATTTTACCTTTTTCTTCTGCCAAGTCAGCAGATGCCTTAATAAGGTAGTAACTCCACGCTTCTGCATATTCATCCACAACCTCGAATGCAGATTCATCATATTTTAAGCCACGTTTGGCAAGGAAGTATGCGAGGTTAATAATACCAACTCCAAGAGGTCTTCGGTTGAGAGTACCTCTTTTAGCGGCAGGGACTGGATACCCTTGATAATCAAGAAGCTCATCAAGAGCCCTAACAGAAAGATTACAATATTTCTCAAAGTCTTTTGGATCATTTATGAGTCCCCAATTAATTGCTGATAGAGTACATAGTGATATTTCCCCTACATTTTCATCTGATGCATCCAATGGAGAAGTAGGTAAGTCAATTTCACAACATAGATTACTCATTTTAATAGGGGCTCGATCCGGCAAGAAAGCACCATGGTCGTTTGCATGGTCAACATTCATTAGATATATTCTACCCGTATCCTTTCTCTCGGTTAAGAATTGTGAGAATACCTCAATTGCTGGTAATGACTTTTTCCTAATAGATGTTTTTCTTTCGTACTTTTCATATAGGTCTTTGAATTTATCTTGATCTGCAAAGAATGCATCATATAACCCAGGGACGTCATTAGGATCAAAGAATGTAATATTGCCACCTGTAAGTAACCTTTCATACATTAGTTTATTAAATTGGAATGCATAGTCCATGTGTCGGACTCTGTTCTCTTCTGTTCCCTTATTATTCTTTAGAACAACCAGATCCTCGAATTCGTAGTGCCACACTGGAATATATACTGTCGCTGCACCACCACGAACACCACCTTGTGAACATGATTTAACTGCCGCTTGAAAGTATTTTAAGAATGGGATAAGTCCAGTGTGCACTACGGAACCGTCTCCTACTTTTGCACCCTCTGCCCTGATTGAACCTGCACCAATACCGATACCTGCCTTCTTGCTTATATATTTGACAATAGAAGTAGCAGTAGCATTGATACTATCAAGACTATCTCCAGATTCAATAAGTACACAAGAAGAAAATTGACGGGTTGGGGTACGAACCCCTGCCATAATCGGCGTAGGTAATGAGATATAGAATTGAGAAATTGCATCATAGTATTCCTTAACGTACTTCATACGTGTTTCTTTTGGATAGTTGGAAAACAATGTTGCCGATACCATCATATACAACATCTGTGGTGTTTCATAATGGAGTTTGTTCTTACGGTCTTGGACTAAGTACTTACCTCTAAACTGTTCCATACCAGTATAGGTAAAGGTATCATCACGTTCGTGTTTAATGTATTTGTCTAGCTCATCAATTTCATCCCTAGTATAATTTGTCATAATCTCGCCGTCATATACATTACGAGAAATATTTTCTATAATTAACTGAGCAAGAGGCCAGGGTTTATATTCACCATAAACTTCTTTACGCAGTTTGTAATTGATTAACCTAGCTGCCACGAATTGGTAGTTAGGAGTTTGTTCAGAAATTAATTCTGCTGCTGACTTAATTAATAGTTCATGTATATCGTATGCAGGTATATTATTATATAACTGTATATTAGCCTTGAGCTCTATTTCGGAAATACTAACGCCCGTAATACCGTCAACTGCCCATTCTAGTACCTTGTGTACTTTTTCTAAGTCAAATTCTTGTTGTGAACCGTCACGTTTAGTGACATTGATTTTCATTGCATTTATCCCATTCATTATTATTCCATGTTTTAATAGTATATATTATATCACATTTCACATGAAATGTAAACAACTATTTTACTTTTTTTTCTAGCTCTTCTATTCTAGCTATCAATTTGGGATAAGCGTCAAATTCATGCAGTTCTTTACATGGATGAGAATTTTTTACAACCCTATCCAACTTCTCTGCTGCCAGAGGAAATTGCTTCCTAAACTTGGCATCTTTCTTTATAACCTCTAAGTTATATCTTTCTGCAAAGTGTTGCATAAATCTGTCTACTTGTTTTTGAAACCATATACCTAATGTAGTACCTTGAAACCAGTTATAGAAAGATGATCCTATAACAGAACTCAATATTGATTTAACAGTAAGAATAAGAAGCCAATACATTATTTTTCTACCTTAGCCAGTCTTCGTAACGCCTTAACGTAATGTGGCATTCCGTGGTCT